GTGACGATTTCCACTTATGAACTCTACGGGTCAACCGACAACACAAAATCGATAATTGATTTAAACGCGATTAAAGATGTTTCGTTTGCCTCTGGGCCTTTAAAAATCCTGGTCACATGATTGCAATTGAAGTAGAAGGATCGCGTTTCGAGGGGTTTACTACAGCCAGCGTAACAAAATCATTAGACACATTAAGCGGTTCATTTTCATTTGATGCGACCAAACAGCAATTGATAAATTTGCCGTTTTCAGTCGGTCAGGCCTGTCAAATATTTGTTCAAGATAAAAAGATAATAACCGGTTTTATTGATATTGTTTCAGTAAATTATTCAAGGGATGAACATCTTATAAACATCCAGGGCCGGGATAAAACGTCGGATGTGATTGATAGCACAATCGGCGAATCCGTAGAATTTACTGGCAACATCTCACTTGCTGAGATCATAACGATGACACTTTCTAACGTAGGGATTTCCGGAATCAATGTGACTGATAGCGTTGGAACATTAGATTTATTTAATGGGAGTGAAATAGAGTCTGGTGAAGTTGGAGAGTCTGTTTTTGACTTTATCGAGCGGTTGGCCAGAAAAAGGCAAGTCCTTTTAAACTCAGATGGTGACGGGAATATTGTCATTTCCAGATCGTCATCACAAATAGTTGATGAGACAATTGTGAACCAAGAGAACTCAGGAAATATATTGTCTGGTACCATTAGTTACAATTCGACCAATCGTTTCAATAGATACATTGTCCGATCTCAAGATAACAACACTGGCCTTTCCTTATTTGGAAAATCAGTGGATCAAGAAAAATCTTATAACCGCAAAGGTGAATCAATTGACGAAGATATCCGGGATTCAAGAGTGCTGAATGTCATAGCCGGAGAGTCATATACCGACAATGACTCCCTAAATCGTGCTAAGTGGGAACAAAATATAAGGCGGGTTCAGTCGACGGATTATTCAGCAGTCGTACAAGGATTTTTTCGAGGTGAGTCAAATGAGATATGGCAAGAAAATGTTTTAGTACAGATCAAAGATTCTTTCGCTGGTTTGAATGGTATTATGTTACTAAACAGTTTGAACTATAGTTTTTCTATCGACTCAGGATCAAGGACGACCCTAAACTTTATCGATAGAGATGCCTATAAAATTGAGGCTGACAAACCTGCTGTTACGAAACGATCTAATAGTCTTGGATTGGGGTTTTTAAAATGATCAACAAAATAAAGAACTTAATTAAACGTGCAATCATAACCAATACGGGGAATGACGACGGCAATTTTCCGGTTAGCCAAATACAATATTTTGGCAAATCGGGCGACGCAGAAATGATCTGGCCATACGGTTTTGGGGCGCTACCCCCAAATGGTGCTGTTTGCCTTGTATTCAGCGTAAATGGTGACGAAAGTAATCGGGTCGCTATTGCGACTTTGCCGGAGTCTCGTCCTAAAAACTTAAAACCCGGTGAATGTTATATGTCTAATCTAACCACCGGTGATATTATCATTATGCGCGAGGAAGGTATTGAAATAACCTCTACTAAACCGATTACCATCAATGCACCATCGGTCATCGTCAACGGAAATGTACAACTTGGCGGTTCTGGCGGTGCTCCAATCGCTCGTGTTGGCGATAGCGTTTTAGTTGGAGGTACTCCAGGTACTATTACAAGCGGTTCCTTAAACCAGACCGCAACTTAAGTTTCCACCTAAGTTCCCCTAAGTTCTCACCTAATGACCACGATAATCCCCCCTAAATTCCCCCTTTGAATTGACAAAAAAAAATAAAAAGGTATTCTAAAATTGGGTTTGTGGATGATAGCCTACCATTCATTTGTGGGTAGTGCACTTGGATGGTAGGCTTTTTTTTATTCAAACTCAAATCGTTAATTTGGTATAATTAAAGCATGTCATCAAACAATATTGATTTAGAAATTGAAAGACGGTCAGATGGATTTTTCGATTTAATTATTGAAAATGGCGATTTTAAAATATCGGATTCCCTAAAAACACCTGTATTTATGTCTTTGTTCGAAGAAAGACGTGCGGACTCATCCGAGCAACCGGAACCCAGACTAAGGCGTGGTTGGTGGGGAAACGAGTTGAACCCTATCTCAGGTTTCGAAATTGGCTCAAAATTATGGCTACTTTATCAAACACAAAGAAATGATAGGGCACTTAATTTATCAGAGACATTTACCCGCGAAGCCTTACAATGGCTAATTGATGACGAAATTGTCCCATCTATTGAAGTTACTAGCGAATTCACGAATAACGGTATAATTATTAATATTACTGGCGAAGATGGCGTTGCCATAGTTAAAGCTGTTACTTTGGAGTGACATTATGACATTAAATTTACCACAAAACAGGGAAGAAATATTAAACCGTTTGAGATCTGACGTAACAAACACACTTCCTGAACTAACAGATTTTAGTAGAAATAGTTTTATATTAGCCTTACTAATCGGTTTTTCAGGACGTTTTTTTGATTTTGCAATCCAACAAGAGCTACTCATAAACGAACTTTTTATTGATACGGCAACAGGCGATTTCTTGGAAAGGTGGGGATCATACAAAAACATATCAAGAAATCCGGCCACTCAGGCAACGGGACGGATAACTGCTACAGGTGTGGTGGCCTCAACGGTAACAGCTGGCGATACCATCAACAGCGCAGCAGGTTTGCAATATACAGCTCAAGAAACAAAATCAATAGTTACACAAGTTGAATCGATTACTAGTATAACGAGAGTGGGAAGTGTCGCGACGGTAACAACGAGTATTGACCATATTTTTGCCAGTGGTATCTCCGTTGTGATATCTGGGGCTGTCGAAACTGAGTACAATGGAACTTTTGAAATATTGGTCACGGCATCTAACGAATTCACTTATATAGTTACTGGTACGCCATCTACACCCGCAACCGGAACGATTACAGGCACAGCCGATATAGCCTCTGTTTTGTTTGAATCCGTTGGTTTTGGCGATGAAAATAATCTTTTATCCGGTGAGGAACTCACGTTTGCGACGCCGTTGGCCGGTATTGATAATACTGTTTTTGTACAGTTTGATGGGATATCCGGCGGGTTCGATATTGAATCCGACGAAGATTTAAGATCAAGAATTCTTGAAGCCTACCAAAACCCAATAGCACTGTTTAATGTTGCCCAAATCGTTGCACAGGCAAGACTGGTATCAGGTGTCACACGTGTTTTTGTTGAAGAGGCCACACCCGATGCAGGACAGGTAACGATTTTTTTCACTCGTGACAATGATGTCGATATAATTCCGAGTGCTGGTGAAGTAACAACCGTGAAAAACAAAATACTTGAAATAAAACCGGCTCATATGGACGATGATGACGTCGTAGTCAGTGCACCAACCCCTATCACTATTAATTTTGAATTTTCGTTTCTAGCGCCAAATGTCCTAACGATGCAACAAGCTATTTCGGATAGTTTAGACCAGTTTTTTAGAGAGTCGACAACGGTTGGGGTTCCGATCAAACAATTTGAATACCAATCTGCTATTGGAAATACGGTTGACCCGGAGACAGGCCAAAAGTTAGATACTTTTACATTGGCATTCCCTGTCGATGATATTCCAATTAACATCGGCGAGATAGGGGTATTTGGAACTCTTGATTTTTAATGGGACAATCATTATTTGATTCACATACGATTGATGAACATACAACCGCGATAGCGGACTATCTACCAAATGGTTTGGTATTTGGATCAAAGTATGTTGATCAATCAATATTAAGGAAATTTCTTCAAGGACTTTCTCCTGAATTTCAGAGAGCCGAACAAACACTAATTGAAACCTCAGTACAGCACGACATAAACTGTGCCGTCGATTTTATATCTTTGTGGGAAAGTGCTGTTGGCATTCCAGATTCTTGCTTCCCTGCTACTGGAACGCTAACTGAAAGACGTACACACGTCATTTGTAAACTGGCTGTCATGAATGTTCAAACAGAACAAGATTTTATCGATCTGTCGGAAAAACTCGGGTTTACTATTACGATTTCAAGTTTATCGGATAGCCTCTTTCCGCCGTATGATATTCCGATGATACCGGTTACCGGTAGTAGTGCGAGATTTATTTGGGTAGTTACCGGGGTTGACCCGGGTCCTGTACCTCCATACGATATTCCTTTGTTCTTGACTTTCTCATCGAGTATAATTATATGTGTATTCGAGCTTTTAAAGCCTGCAATGACTCGTATAATATTTGTGGTATAAGGAATAAAAAATGACTTGGACTGGAAAAACGTGGCTTGATAACTCACCACCTACCTTACAAGATGTAGATTTGAACAAATTGAGAAGTTCAACAGAAAACCCGGTAACTAGTTCAGGACAAACGCCTAACACCTCCGATCAAAACCAGTTGACCCGATCTATCGCAATTTACTCTGCCGGGTCTGATTTTTATACCGATAGTGGTGGAGTAAATAGTTACGTTCTAACTCCCGTTGGATCAAAATTGTGTCCTTCTGCATATTTCGATGGAATGAAAGTCAGATTTATACCTGACAACACAAATACTGGCCCATCTACTATAAACGTTAACGGAATAGGGGCCATCTCAATTAAACAACCTGATGGTACTGATGTTGAAGGCGGTAATATAAACGTATCTCGTGCAATTGATATGTTTCATGACATCGGAACGGGAACGTTTAGAATAACTCCAAATTATGCAATGGATACGGAACGAGGTATGATTTCAATAGCTTCACAAGCTGAATCTAATGCCCTTGCCAGTACCACAAAAGCACTTACACCAGCAAGGCAACCAATATCTAGTTCTATCCAAAAAGGTATAATTCAAATTGCAACCCAGATAGAGGTTGACGCATTGTCATCGGTCTTACTGGCCGTGACTCCGGGACGAATTCCTATTTCTGATGACACGAAAAAGGGAATTATTGAAATAGCTACACAAGCAGAAGTAGATGCATTATCGGCGACTGATTTAGCTGTTACACCAGCAACGCTGCCTATTTCATCAGACACAAAAAAAGGTATCGTCGAAAAGGCTACTGTAGCAGAAGTGAGAACAGGAACCGATACGGAGCGATTTGTTGCTCCTGCAGATTTTGTTGAGCACCTGAGTGCTATTAAAGTTTGGTTTAATGTAGATGGTGCTGTACCTGTAGCTGTAAGGGATTCTATTGGGGTATCAAGCGTTGTTCGAAATTTAGGGGGAAGATACGAGATATTTTTTTCCACTCCTTTCACGGATACAAATTATTGCGTTACCGGTCTTTGCGATCAGGCTTCGCAACCTTCTAATAATGATAACTATGTATCTATTGAGGCTTTGTCAACTGGATCTGTTGAGCTGAATTGCCTAAACAACACTGGAAGTTTTGAGGATGCGGATATACTTTGCGGAATGATAGCAGCTAGACTATAAGGAGGTTAAAAGAACTTAAAATGATAGCATTTAACGGCAAAGAAGGTATCGCAATGGTCGCTATTCCAAATGGTAGAGACATTGAAAAAACGATGAAAAAAGATCATCCTAATGTAAAGGAATACTGTGTTTTTAAAGAAGATGATTTACCGAATGATAAAGAGTATTGCGACGCTTGGGAAGTAGACTATAAAAACAATGCGATCAAAATTAATATGGACAAGGCGCGAGAAATTCATGTCACTAGAATGGTGAACTTGGGGAAAAGAAGGTTGGGAGAACTCGGGCTACCGATGAATTTGGAATCACCGCTTTATAAGGCGAT